CATAGGCACCGAGACCCTTACCCCACGAATAATCGTCGTCAAAGACACTCCCGCGAATATGCTTGGCAGGAGCTTTCCACGATGCTGCCTTGAAGATATTACCATCGAAATCGAGGAAACAATATACCGACGCAGAACCGTGAGAGTTGTCAACAATCTTAATATACTTTCGACCGGGCTTGAACGTCAGAGTAACCTTAGAACCACGATCTTCAGAGCACTTCGCCTCAATGTGATTCAGAATAGCATCGAGAGAAAGCACTTCTTCATCTTTGACAAAGTGGATATTGGTCATCTGATTTCCTTTCCTCATCATGTGAATATTATAGCACACTTAGCGAAGATGTCAAGCAATAAATTTCTGCTTTTTACGAATTGTATACCACTCCCCAGTTTCTTCATTCAGCACACACCAATCTTCAGCCACATTTTTGAAAAGAATAATGTATGTAGGATCGAAATACACATCAAACAGAGCATCATCGATCATAATGGAATACTTCTTGATGCGAGTATAATTATCTTCTGCATCATCACCAAGAAGAATTGAAAGTTCATACCTATCTTTTTCAAGATCAGGAGTAACTGGATTGAGGTGTGCGAAGAAACTTTCCTGCCAGTAACCCCAATTCATATTGGGATTCACTTTGTGAAGAAGAATATCAGCAATAGAAGATGCTTTCAGCACATTGACGAGATCGTTGATAGTAACTTTCATTGTGATATTCTCCTAGTTGATTGACAATCTTCAGTTACAGAAATGCCAACTCAAATTAACGCCAGAAGCATAACCAACCAAATCACCATCCTTGAAAACAGAAAACTCAAAGCCTCGATTTTTACCAAACTCAATTGCTTCTCCGAGAGAGTCGAAAACATCGTCAGAGTAGTAACCGAAGTTCGCGAAATAAATCTCATACATAAGAGCATCCTTTCTCAAGAGCATGGGAGTATATTACACACTCCCATGCTAGTTGTCAAGAGGAAAATTACTGGAACGTACGTTCCATTACCATATCGATTTCCTCAATCACGTCAGACATAATCAGTGCCCTATCGGGCTCTTCGAAATCAACGCGAACGCAATTGTATTCCCAAACCCAAACCATATCCTTGTGATTCTTGAAAACCTTTCCGTTCTTAATAACTTCGACCATCTCATCAGAAGTAGCAACACCAAGTTTGATGGCAGTGCCACGACGATAACCATAGCCGTTAGACTGTTCGAGCATAACAACAACTTTGCCAGTCGTGTTCTTCGGAACCTTACGGCCCTTCACAACCTTAACTTGGCAGCCTTTCTCAATTCGAGTATTCCGAGAAAGAGCATCATTCAAACGCTTATCAAAAAGCATCTTGATAAGATACGTCTTGTAAGCAAGTTTCACAGCATCAGTGGCATCAACTTCCGCATGGGAGTTGGAGCACCAATCATAATCGGATACACGAACAATAACAGTCTTGGGCTGGTTCTTCTCAGAATCCCAGACAATGGCTTCGTCAGCAGAACCCCAAACATCAGACATGATCCGATACGAAACATTCCGAAGAACCTGGAGAACGTGACCGACGTATTCAAGAGACTTCACAGAACCATCACGATTCAGAAAATGGACTGCCATGAGGTGTTCCTTTCATCAGCGTGAGAGTATAATAACACATCCGTAGAAGAAGTCAAGAGGAAAAATTAGTCATCATACTGTACGTGCTTTTTAATTACCCACCGTTCAACAACCCATCGTCCGTTCTCGTCCTCATCAACAATGACGTGAACGGCGGTTTTAAGAACAAGTGCCTTTCGTACTTCTGTACCAGAAGGCCCAACAAAAATCAAGTGGGGAAATTCTACATTTTTTCCACCATGAGCCTTGGGCGAAAGAACCATATCAGGATTCTTCGCATATTCAAATACATTATTATCGACAGTAAACCGACCTTGAACCTTGTAACCTTGGTTATACGGAGCGAAAGCCATAGAAAACCTCCCTGTCTCAATGACAAGTAGATAGTAGCAAATTCACAAACCCTCGTCAAGAGGAAAATTCCCAAGCTCAACGCACATCGGTATTGAGCTTGGGCTTCAGATCACGAATCAACTGACGTTCAACATCGTGTGCCGCAGTTTTACCACGAACAACTTCGATAATCTCTACCGTGAAAGCATCTGGGCCATACTTACGAATGGCTTCACACAGCTTCCACGTCCTGTTTTCTGTCATAGCACGTTGGACGTGTTTCAGCCAACGTCTACGGAGAGATTTGACCGGAGAACCATTCTCTACATGAGTCATGCCAATATATACCATTGACTTGATCTGAATCTTGTAGATCAGATGGTTCCGGTCAGAGCGTTTTTTCCGTCGTTTCGTCATCATGCAAGCATTATAGCACATCCATCATGCTTGTCAATCACTTTTTTGCATGACAGATATACTAAAAATGCATAACTAAACGGTTATTATTTTGTATTATAGAAATCTTCTAAATCATCATAACTATGCTGAATTTTGTCCCATTCTTTTTTCCAGTTTTTATTCTTTCTTTTCTTTTCTGTACTTTTAGTTTTTAATGGTTCATCATCGTAATATTCATTATCATAATTATGGTTGATTTTCTTAGATGTATTTCTATGTTTCATGAATAAAACCTTTTGTCCTTTCTGTTATGCTAGAATATCTGGAAATGCTTCTTTCACAATTCCATAAGTTAAGCCTTTTACGGCATTCTTTTTCTTGCGAATCATATTAGCAAAAACCTCTGCTTCTTTTGATTCGAGAGATTCGAGTAACTGAATGAGAAGTTGTTCCCTTCGTCTCATAGTTAGATTTGGAGATGCCCTTGGATCATCTTTTACGAATAGATATACCTTCTTCATTTCTTGGTGCAGGTTATTATAACCTAATCCTGGTGGTGCTCCTGATGATTTATATGGTGGCACATCATCAAATACAAACTGTACGTTGGGATCGAACATACCTTTCAATACACTTTTGAGTGCATATGATTGATTGAACTGTAGAACCAGAACTCGATCTTTTGCAGTTTTTGCGTTTGCCACCTCATCAAAGATTTCATAGATGTTTTTCATTGTTGTTCCTCAAAATTCGTCTGCGACTTCGATTAGACTCTTTAGTTTGTTTCGCATGAAGTACTCAACCATATTCATACGGCTTGACGGCTTGGATGTTTCATATGCTTCAATGATAGCAGATTTGATACCATCTGGCACATAATCCAAATCAACCAGAACTTGATTCCTCTTATATCCACGGATCATAACTTCTGTAGTGCAGAAGTCTTCTGGCGGTGAAGATAACCATTCTGTCAGTTTCTTCTTGGAAATAACCTTCTGCCTTTCACCAATCACGAATGTGTTATCCGGCGATAGAAAGTTTGGCACTCCGTCACCACGATCACCCTTGATAATGTGTTCCTTGATAAAGAGTTGTGGATTTTCTGTCTTGATGAAACGCTTGAGAATTGGACTGTATTGTTGGACGTTATCAAACTTCTGTAGTTGGACGAAATCCTTATCAGAAGATAGAATTAGCACATTCTCTGTCTTGGAATACTTTGATGCCAATACAGCAATAACATCGTCTGCTTCTGCACCTTCAACTTCGATAACAGGATATGGAAAGAACTGTTTTAGTTCATCACGAATCTTGTTGAGGGTTTCGAAGATAAGAGTCCAATCAAATTCTGATGCATCCCTGGCTTTCCTACGATTGGATTTGTAAAATGGAAATACTTCACGCCTCCAATATTTTTTGGAATCGCAGCAGATTACAAGTTTACCATATTTTGATTTGAATTGTTTAGTGTATGACCGAAGGCTATTGAGAACGATATGGCGAACCAAATCTTCTTCAATCTTGGTCTTCGCATTTCCATTGATTTGTTGCATCAGGTTGGAAATTAGAACCTGATTTAAATCCACGAGTATAATGACACATTCTCCATTAGTTATTGTTCACAACAGTATATATGAGTCATTCGTCGGTGTCAAGGTCTTCCAGTGAGTCAAGAGGAATAATATTGACGGATTCATCGATAAACTGATGAAATTCGTGCTTCAATTCTAATGAACGATAAATCAATGCTGATAGAATGCCGGTTAGGAACATGAAATCCTTTCCAAAGTCATCCTTCTCAATATCCAAACCATAGTTAGATAGTTCATGTAGCATGTTTGATGTCATGTCCTGAACCAGAATATCTGCAAAGTTTTGAATGCCCTTCTCCTTCATTTTCTCGACCATATCTTGAGTGAATGAAGGATTGTGGCGAACGATCTTTTCGGTAGGGAAACTTAGAATGTTATCGGTCATTTGATGATCCTTAGTAGAACTGTTTCTGTATTTATTCTTCCAGAGACTTTTGTAGGTTTGGTAGCAATTCCAGCCATTACTTTGCGAAGTGGAATCTTACCCGAAGAAAGAACTGCTTTGATAACATCTTCAGGCTTTCGCAGCTTTTTGGTTTCAGATGTCTTTTCATCAAAACCAACAACTGTAGTTCCACTCACATTCAAACCAGTTTCGCCGGAAGCATTCAATACAGTTAGGTTACGAGTCTTGGTATTGAACACCCATAGTTGAGATGCACCAACAATATCGGCTGGCTTAACCGAAGTTACATTATATGTTTCATCCTTTTCTTTATACTTGAGTTTAGATACGAGTGCTGTAGCAGGCTTTGCTTTCTTGGCCCGTGTTTTTCTAGGCTTCTTAGGAACAACAACAGTTTGAGTTTCACAAGCAGAAAGAATAGCCTTCACAAACTCCATATAACGCTTGATCTCAATCTTCTTGAGATGCGAATATGCTTCCTTTAGATCATAAGATTTGCCCTGATGTGCCTCATATAGTTCATCATACAATGGAGTATAGTGCTCCACTATCTTCTTAGCCATCTGAGGTTTAATTTCTCGGGACTTGAACCAAGAAACAACATCAAAGTTGGGCTTATATGTCTTACAGAAAACATCGATATGGTGTTCCAGATCAGAGATATATTCCGACAACTTTTGAGCAGTCTTTTCTTGAGTGGAAACTGTAGTTACAGTAACTTTCTTGGGCTTGAACGAATCGATAAGATCGTTCAGATTGGTAGAAACCTTCTTATGAATATGTTTAGGAAGACTGCCGCCCTTTGAAAGAATGCGGCAGTTCCAACCAATATTGCGTAGTTTATTGGCATCAACAGTGGCAACCTTTGATAAGATTGCCTTGTCTGTCTTCTTTGCTTTCAGAAACTCCAAAACAAACTTCTTGGCGTCTTCTGAATCATGGAAATAGTTAAACCAGTTGTAGGCACGAATAACTTCTAGATCGGTAGATTTGTTGGTGATAGTAGGTTCATCACCGTGATATTGGCTATCAATAGATATACCTCTAGCCATTTTTCGTTGCCCTTTCTACAAAGTCTGAGAAGTCATATTCACGGAAGTCCCTGATGAGACACAAACCATACTCACAGTATCCCACATCTTCTTCCATTTGTAAAGCAAAATCCCATGCTTCATCCAAAGTTTTGTAAACCTTTGATTTTCCAAAGTGATTTACGATTGCATCTACATCTGGAGTCCATGTATGTGATTCTACAATATATTCGGAATAGATGTTATCTATTGCCTGGGCATGAATAATTCTATATTCAGGCCCATATGTTTGTAGCACATAAATTCCATCATCTGCGGACATTATTTTCTCCTATTGTTTCGCATATTCTTGCGTTTTTTAGAACCAACTTTTCTACGACCAGAACGTGGCCGATTTTTATGTGGATGGGGCATATTATATTCTCCTTTTAAACTGCTTCTTCATAACGAATGTATTTCACAGAGTCTAATCTAAATGAACGCCAACCTTCGTTATCCAAATCCCATACTGAAAGAACTTTGTCATTTACAGCACGGGTTTTCTTTACTTCGCCTTCTTCAAGAACTTCTTGTTCAGGAAGATATTTAGAATTGAGAGTGCATCGCAATTCACGCAGAGTGCCGTCCTTCTTCTCAAAAGCAACGGTTGCAATCCATTCTTTGAGATTTGTCTTTAGTTGTTCACGGTCCGTCATGTTCTTCTCCCAAGATTTTGTGATCGTGTAGCAAGTCTACCACATATGATTCTAGAAGTCTAGCTAAAAGCACAGAGCAGACTAGAACAAAATCCATAGGTTTTCCGTATGCTACATAGTATATAAATGCTACTATTCCTTGAAAGTATATAGTCATGAAACAGACTACTAGTGGTGTTAAATACCACCTGACAACATAAGACTTAAATTCTTCATCAGTCATTTCATCACCTGAAAAATTTGGTTATACCATCAACAGCATTTGCAACAGAAAGATATGTTTCTAGTTCCTGATAACCTCCAATCAAAACATCGTTGAAGAAGATTTGAGGCGTAGTTAGTTTGGTTGTTGGTGGAAGAAGTTTTTGTAAGTCTTCTTTACTATAATCTGTGCCATACATAAGTTCTGTATATGGCATGTTATTCTTGGTCAAGAGTTCCTTTGCTTTGTCACACCAAATACAATCTGTTTTACTGTAGACTACTATCTTTACTTCATCTGTCATAGTTTTCTCCCAAGAGATTTGGCATCTTCTTCATCGGAAATATACATATATGCACCCTTGTTCGTGTATGGTGCAATTCTACTCTTTTTCCGTTCTGTTTCTTGAATAACTTCTTTCTTCTCTACAGAATCACGCTTCCACTTATAATCATCAATTGTGCTTTTGAATCCATTTGATGGAATAGTATCTGAAGTTGGTGCAACTTTCCTTGTTGGTGTATCATCAACTTCCAAAACACGCGAAACTCTTTCCCTACTCTTTTGGGCAGAAATTCCCATAGATGCTAGAAACTTTCGGTGTTCTTCTTGTGCCCGAAGAAATGATTTGGTTTTGGGCTTTGATTTCTTTTTGGATCGTTGGTTAGTGTAGATAATAGCCATGTTTCACCATAGGTTTAAAACCGACATTAGAATAAAAGCCATGATACCGATAACACTCAGGAAAACTATCATGGCTCTTGCAAGTTCGTACATATCATATCCTCTCTCATCATAAAAGTCAAGCGGTTTTTTAGTTAATACCGTCTCGTTCGTCAATCTTTCTAATAGTCCAGAAATCATCTGATAAATCAGTAGTTGTCATATAATCGTAAGGAAGATAATAGTATCCTTGATCTCCACATTCTGTTCCCCATGAATTATGAATTTCAAATAGTTTAGTTTCATCATCATATCCAGAACAAACAACAGCATGTCCGCCATCCATTTTATCATTGGTTCTAGGCATAGGAATTATACCTTTATTTGATTCAGCTTCATCCATTGAAAGGAATACTGAGAATCCAAATACAAATGGAAATCCTGATGCAAGGCAGGTTTTCAACTCATCTATTCGTGAGTTATCTAATCTGTAATATTCAATAGCCTTATATTTCTTGGCATTTGAATATGCTTTTTGTGTTGGCCTTTTCTTGAATTTTTTCTCAATGTAAGGCCAATATTTCTCATCACAGAAGCCATCTCTATTGATAGTTTTGATGCCGGTTCTAATCTCTGCACCAGCATCTTCGTTGATGGTTTTTTCATACATTCTTTCATTGTAATAGATGAAAAGCCTTGAAGGTCTAAACTCAGGCTTTTCTTGAGTGAACATTCTGTTATACATGAGTGCAGTTGAAATCGCATGGCCGGTACAAGAACCAATATCACCCTGATCTACAATTGGAGGCATTTTATTTCTTAGTGATACTTTGGGTGGTAGAAAGTCCGTTAGAGTAAGAGGACGAATTGAAC